AGTCTTTCCTTTCCATCTTTCCTTAATAGCAGGAATATCCCATTTAGGTTCTTCCTTCTTTGGTGCTTTTGCTTTTACAGTAAATCCTTTTGCCATAACCTTTAAGTTACCTTCATTTCAATTATACTGCGATATTTATAGATTGTCAACGAATTAAATTCATATTAAATGATACTGATATCCGTAAACTATCTTTTGGATGTGGATTAACATAATGTGGAAGATCTGCTGGAAATAAGTAAACTTCTCCTGCTTGTGCATTAACAAATACTC